TTGATAGTTGGGACGTTAAACGTTCAAGGTTCAAAAGAGTTGATGGATATGAGAATGCTATTCAACAGGGTGGAGTTGTTCCACAGCCGAGTAGCACTCCTGTTGTATCACCAACACCTACAACAACACCAACTTCTACTTTAACACCGACACCGACCAACACTCCAACTCCTAGTATCACACCAAGTTCTACTTTAACACCAACACCAACAAACACGGGTACTCCAACACCTACGCCAACTCCAAGTCAAACACCAGGACCAGCATTTGACGCTGACGCAGCAGCATATTTGGCAGCGGTATTGAGTGCGGGTGGAACAGGAATAACAGCAACTGTAAGTGGGGCAACAAATACATTATTCACATCACTAAAATCTGCAGGACTTTATAGTGATATTAGTGCTATGTGGCTTCAGTTAGGTGGAGTTGCGGCATCTTGTAGATTGGAGTCAAAAGGACAAACAGCATATAACTTACAATTCTTTGGTGGAATGGTTCATAGTTATTCAGGTTCAACAGGAAACAATAGTAATGCTTATGCTGACCCATCATTTACTCAAAGTTTAATAAATCCTGATAGTGTTTATTTCTCAATTTATATCAATAACAACTATACAGTTGCAACATTAGATACATTTGAGTTTGGATGTGGGCCAGGATATAGAGGTTTAATAAGTGCTAAATATAATCAAGGAAACACTTACGCTCATTCATTAGGTAATTCTGCGGCATTCTCAACAGTTGCAAATCCAACAACACCAGGATTTTATATGGTAAATGCTAGTGGATCTACAAACTACCAAGCATATAAAAATGGAAATCAAGTAGGAAATATTACACGAACATTTACTACACCAGTACCAGCAAATAAATATTTGTTATGGAACTGGGCTCAAAATGGAACTAGTCCTTATTTTTCTGGTTATTCAAACGCAAGGATGTCATCAATAATATTCGGTACAAATATGAATGGAACTAAACAAGCAACATTACACACTTTAATACATAACTTTGAGACCACATTAGGTAGAAATTATTAAATATGCTAGTAGGATTATTAACAATAGAACAAAAAGAAGAATTGGTTGGTATTGAATATGAGCCATTCTCATATTTCAACCCTGTCCAAGATGGAAATGGTGATTGGATTATATCCACAGTTGAAATGGATGATAATATAAATCCTGATGTTATGTGGGTTAAAGATTTACCACTAATAGAATGGATCCCACCAGTTGCGGAACCTTTAGTAATAGAATAATATGAATATTTTATTTGTTTTGATAGATGATAAACTTGACGCACATTACATAATAAGCGAGAATGTTGATAATAAGAAAAAATGAGGTAAATAATATGATTGCTACTGTGTCTATGAATAAGACACTACCAAATCCATATTATCTATTCTCATTCCAACATATAGCATCTAAGGACAGAATAAGTTTCTATCCTCAAGTCATAACCAGTAATGTTCGTTATGATAAGTTTAGATTTGTGGAGGCACCGACAACAGTTCTTACTGGTACAACCCCACAAGTCAATTTTGAGTATTTGGGTCAGTATTACTATTCCATATATGAGAATATTACATCAGGTTCAACCAATATCGCTTTAGCATATAATGTGTTAGAGAGTGGTAGAGCATGGGTTATTGTTGGTAATGATAATACCCAAGAGTGTTTCTTTGAACCTTATATTTCTAATGATGAGGATTTCGCACAGGTAATCTATGTGAGTGAAGAAGAACAAGAGTGTCAGCAACCAATATTAAGTCCAACACCGACAACAACAACTACTTCCACTCCAACACCCACACCAACATCAACCTAACTTATCTTGGATATGGATAAAAAGCAAACTTTAGATATTTATTAGTAATGAACGACAAAAACAAATACGGATTTCATATACAAGATTTCAACGCAGCCTATGTTCCGCAATATCAAGAAGTAATTAAAAACAAGCCGTGGGTCTTCTACGGGGACGACAACGCATTTCCAAATCACGTATTAACCATTTATCAATATTCTCCAATTACCCGTGCTTCAGCGAACGCAACAATCTATGGTGTGAAGGGTAAAGACATTTTTGTAAAAGAAGGAGACCCTAATAGAATTGGTATGGCTAATAGAAGTGAAACCTTATATGAAGTTTTTGAGAAATGTGTAAAAGACAGAATTATATTTGGTGGATTTGCATTAAATATTGTAAAATCTAATGATGGTGGTATTGCTGAAATATACCATACTGATTTTTCAAGATTGAGAGCAGGTAAGGAGGATATGTTCGGTAATGTTGGAACATACTATTATTCTGTGGATTGGAAGGGAACGCAAATCAATCCTCAAAAATGGAAGCCAGTTGAACTACCAGCATTTAATATGGTTAGTGAAGACAGCCCATCTCAAATCTATTATGTTAAAAATTATCAACCGATGATGTCATATTATCCAGCACCTGACTGGGTTGCTGCTATAACAACATCTCAGTTAGATATTGAAATCAGAAACTTCCACTTGAATAATACTCAAAACTCTATGATGCCTAGCATGAGCGTGAGTTTTGTTAATGGTGTTCCATCAGAAGAGGAGAGAGATATTTTGATGAGACAACTGGAATCCAAATATACTTCTACAAATCAGGCTGGTAAGATATTTTTATTTTTTAGTGAGAACCCTGAAACAGCACCTGTAATTGCTCCATTACCAAATAATGCGAGTGATGCTTGGTATTCCAATATGGCACCACAAATTGACCAAACTGTCCTCACGGCGTTTGGCATCTCCTCCCCTATGCTCTTGGGTATAAAAACGGCGGGACAACTTGGTGGCAGGACAGAAATGCTTGATGCCTATAATTTATTCCTTCAAACACGGATAATTCCTATTCAGGAGGAGATGCTTAAGACATTTGAGAAACTCTTATTTTTGAGAGATAAACAACCTATCAAATTGGGAATAGAACAAAATAAAATACTCCCTGATGAACTACAAAACCAAATTGATATTCAAGAAGGAGTTTAGTATTTTTGTAAAATGGCAATAGTTTATAGACATATAAGATTAGATAAAAACCAACCTTTTTATATTGGTATTTCGTTAGATAAGTATAGACCATACCGAAAACACGGAAGAAACAAAATATGGAAAGATATTGTTGATAAAACTCAATATGAGGTTGAAATATTATTTGATGATATATCAAGAGAATATGCTTGTGAAAAGGAAATTGAGTTTATATCACTTTATGGTAGAATAAATAATGGAACAGGTATTCTTTCTAATTTGACTGATGGTGGAGATGGAACTTTAGGTTATGAAATAACTGAAGAACAAAGACGAAAAATGATACTCACTCATAAAGGAATGAGTGGATTAAGACATAGTGAAGAAACTAAACAAAAAATTAGAACATCTAATACAGGTAAAGTATTTGATGAAACAAGAAAGAACAACATAAGTTTATCAAAGAAAGGTAAATCTAATAATAAACTTAAAGGTGTATCAAAAAGTGAGGAACATAGAAAAAGAATTACTGAAGCATTAAAACTTTACCATAAAAAAATTAAAAAAGGAATATAACGAATGGCTACAGTATTACTTATCAGCGAGACAAAGTTAAAATCATTCTCAACTTTGAACCAGAATATAGATATGGCGTTATTGACTAACACAATCTATATGGCTCAGGAACTCGGTTTGCAAACTCTCATCGGGACGAAAGGATATGATTATTATATGGACTTGGTTAAGTCAGTTCAACTATCAGGAGGGACTATGTCTCAAGCGGATAGTATTATGTTGAATGATTACATAGCACCTTATTTGGTTCATAGGGCTTATTACGAGGCGTACCCTGAGGTTTTCGCAAGGCGAATGAATAAGGCTATAACTGTGGGTAATACAGAACAAGGAACATCAATAGACATCAAGGGTATGTCTTATTTAAGGGATATTGAACAAGGTAGATATGAGTTCTACGCTCAGAGATTGTTAGACCGAGTTCAGGCATATCCAAGTGATTATCCCTGGTACTACTCTTATACAGATAAAGATGGTATGCCATCATCATCACAAACCTATTTTGCAGGTATTCACTTTGAACCTGGTATGAGAAGACCACCACGTAGAAATAGTTGGTATAAAAACCTTCCTTACTACCAAGGCCCAGAATATGATGCTTGTGTAAATTGCGACTAATATGAACGAAACAATATTACTATTTTTATCTAATGCTTTGACTGGTATTGCTGGTTGGTTTGTGGCTCGTAAGAGACAACAAGCCGAGACGGACAACCAGACACTCAGAAACCTTGAACTAGCAGTTAATCTTTACAAGAACATCATAGATGACTTGAAACAAGAAATACAAAACTTGAATATCAAAATACAAGAGTTGGAAAAGAAGGTAGATGAACTACACACCGAGAATAAAAAATTAAAATCAGACAAATTATAGGTTATGCCAATCAAACCAGAAGCAAACGAAACAGAACAAGAGTTTATCTCAAGATGTATGAGTGAGGAAAAAGAAAGTTTCCCAGAGACAGACCAAAGATATGCAGTATGTCAATCAAAGTGGGATAGTAGAAATATGAGCACAGAAGATGTTGCTGATATTGATGACGACCTTGAAACAGAAACTGCAGCTGGTTTTGCGTTTGCTACTAAAGAGAGTGAGGATTTTGCTACATTACCAACGACTGATTGTATGGAAAAACATAAGTCAGCTGGTTATACAGAACAATATGCCAAACAAGCATGTCATGGAGCAAAACCTAATGATGCTCAACAAGGTGGGGTAGTTGGAATGAGTGAGGAGTTTGGTAGAAAGAAGTTTGAATATCAACCAAATCCAAAAGAAAGTTTGGGTGAGTTTATGGGAAGATGTATGAGTGATGATATGGTAAGAGAAAAGAAGAAGGACAGAGGTATTCGTGCTGGTTTTTGTTATACTCAATATCAGCAAAAATATATTGCTAATATTGCTATGGGTTGGAAGTAGTCCTAAAAAGGACAGAAACACCCCTAATTTCAATTATCTTTCTAAAGTAGTATTATGACACCAAATGAAAAAGATCTCCTCTCTATGAAGAGATGTTGTTCTTGTAAAAAAGAGAAGCCACCAAAGTCGTTCTATAAGAGTAATGTTAAATCTATTGCTGATAGATGTAAGTTATGTAATCAACAGAATAAAAAATGTATTGATGTGATTGAAAAACCAGTCAAAAAGGGTAGAGGTAATAGTGATGGGCCAGCACTATTTAATGTAAGTAAGAGGGATTGGGAAAAAACTTTTTTATTCTTGAAACAAATTGGGTATGATTTGAATAAAGACCTTCACCTGCAATTTTGTGAAAAATATAATTTAGAACCAAAAAAGAGAACTTATGAGGCTTCTACAATTTATTCTCCAAAAGATTTGGGTTTAGTTTGATTTTTTATATTTTTTTGTATATTTATAGATATACCACAAGCCAAATAGACATTTAATATCTTAAACTGATATATTGAAGATTGGAGAACAGGGCTTGTGGTAAAGTAGTTCTCCTTTTTTCTTTTATATCAGTTTTTTTTATTTAGTAGTTGAACTGACAGAAAAAGGTTTAATATCGCCCAGAGGGTATAATCGGCACGGAACGAGAGTATGGGTCTTACAGGTGGATAAATCCAAATAGGAAATTGAGACATACCTGCTACAAAAAAGGTCAATAAGTATAAATAAGATATGGGGGAATACTTGAACTGGTCTTATGAAACTTATTGGGTGAGGAAAAAAAATAGGGAACTAGAGGTCTGCTTAGTTGGTAATTATATTAAAGATTATTATATTTGTAATATGAAACTACAAGAATGGCAAACAGGTGATAAATCAAAAATCAATTCTTTGAATAGAATGATGTATCATAATGACTGGTTAAAGCAACAGCACTTAGATATTAAAAATATGATACAATCAAAAGTTATAGTTGAAGATAAACCTATTCAGGGCTTCGTGAAGGATTGATTATGTTGAAAAAATTAAATCCTATGATATTAGCATATTCGTTATTACTTTCATTCATTTTGGTTCTATTTTTAGTTAGAAAAAGAAAAAAGTAATTTCTTTGATATTTATAGATATGATAAAGAAAACACATAAGATTTTAGATTACAAGTTGATTAAAGTTGAAAAGTTCTATAATAGAACTCAACCTAATAAATTGTTCTATAATCTATATTTAGAAGATTTTGAAGAACCCCTACTTATTGAAACTGAGGAAGTATTAAAGCCTGGTATTGTAGGTCAAAAAATTAAATATAAAATAAATGCTGATAATGAAATCAGCGAGTTTCAATTCCTATAAGTTCTTGAGGGGGAGGTCTATTACTTTCAGTTTTCCCATTTTGTAATTTTTTCTACCTTCCCCTCATCTTTATTATGCAATATCAACAATCAGTATCTGGTCTATTAGAGGATATAGTTAAAGATAATCCTACATATAAGTTTCCAATAGAAAGTATCTATAAGGAACTTCTTGCTTTATTTGTAGAACCACAAGAGTTTGATTACTTTATTATTATGAGTTTCAGGAAATTAAAAAGAGATTTTGGTGATGTAATTGCTCATGTATTTCTACAAACAGCAGAATTGAAACTAGAAGCATTACCTCTTCAACTTTCTAATCTAATCCTAGAGGAATACCAGTCAAGAATTGAAGGTTTCATCACTTGTCTTGAGAATATCAATATCACTAGAATTGATAGAAACTCTAGTGATGGAGAAATGCTTTCAGTTATGGGTTAATCCCTTTCAACTTTTTTGTAAGTCATTCAAATACGTTCTAAGTTGCTTAGAATTGTAATTTGCTCCCAAGCAATAGAAATAGTCATATTCGTTGATTTTTTGGATTTGTTCTAACAATTGCTTTTTCATTTCTGTTTTTGTTTAAGTTTGAAATCCAAAGGTCGTGAATATATTTCATACTGCAAAATACTTTTCAAAAAAAGATAAAAAAAAACCCTTACTCATCGGAAGTAAGGGAAAAAGGCGGGAAACATAGCAACAATACCTTTTTTTTGATGTCTATATTCTAAATATGATGTTATTTTTATTTTTTTCAACTAAATATTAAATATTTTTCTTGTAGGGTTTGACTTTTGTGGAGGTTGTGTTATATTTAGATATATAACAATAACAAAATGGAAAACACAATTAAAATCAAAACCTTACTAATCAGCGGAGATACATTACAAGAATGGAATGTAGATGAAATACTTACCAACGAAAAATCAAAGAACCAAGATATAGAAACTTTGGTTAGATATGAATGGGACAATACAATAGGAAAGTATTGTAATGGTATGACTTACCTTGAAATTGAACAATTGGACTATAAATACAACTACTAAAAAAAAAGGAAACATGGCACTAATGAAAAGATTTTTGGAGGACATCATAGAGGAAGAGTTCTACCCATGCGATTTAGATTACGAGTATCAGGAATGGGTCAAAAACAAAGAACTACAAAATCATGAAGATTATATTAACAACTATAAAGAGATGGTTGCAGCATATGAAGAAATGCTGGCAGACCGATACTAATAAACTTGATAAACAAGAAATACAAATGAGTGAAGTATGGAAAACAATACCTATGTTCCCAACCTATGAGGCTTCCAACACAGGTAATATTAAAAACAGCAAGAAAAATAAACTGATTACCCAAACCAGTATTGATAGTAGAAACTATCAAAGGGTCTGTATTTCCTATGAGAATAAACCTTATACCAAAAGAGTTGCTAGGTTAGTATGGGCAGCATTCAACGGATGTGATTGTGCTGAAACCATAGACCATATTGATGGAAATGTTCAAAACAATAATATTGAAAACCTCAGGT